ATGCCTCGATCCCCGCCGTTGGCGAAGATGACCTTGTCCTTCGGCCACATCTTGAGCGTGCGCTCGATCGCGTGGCAGGCGGTGTCGTCGCTGTCGTCGAAGAAGAGCACCGTGTCCACGACACGCAGGGCGCGGATGATGTCCTTGCGCTCGGCGAGCGGCATGAACGGCGCGCCCTTCTTCCTCGTCAGCCACTCGTCGCTGTTCAGTCCGACGACCAGCCGATCGCCGAGCGTGGCCGCCGAGTTGAAGTAATTGATGTGGCCGACATGCAAGGGGTCGAAGCCCCCGGTCACTAGAACGATGTCCATCACCACTCCCCCGTCCAGTGCTGCATGCTGCACTCGGCATAGAGCCGGCGCTTTTCCTTCTCGTGGTCGAAGTCGACGTCGCCCCGGTGCAGGATCGTCTTGTAGGGCGGCTGCTCGCGGTAGGTTGCGATGAAGGGCATGGTGGCGATCAACTCCCGTAGCTTGCCCATGATCCACGGGCCGCATCCAGAGTCGATAGGATGGCCCGTGAGCGTCTCGGTCACCGCGTGCATGTAGGTCTGGGGCCCGAGCAGGTAGGTGCTTCTCTGGCCTTGCGAGCGGCGCGCAAGGTACAGGTCGGCCGCCAGCTTCATCGCTGGGTTCCCGGGCGCCGTCGCCATGAAGTCGTGCGAGAAGTCGTGGTCGAGGCAGGTCGGCAGCACCCACGACACGCCCTCGCCGATGATGTCGTCCAGCGGCGTATCGCAGATGCGATCGATGTCGCAGTAGACCCCGCCGTACTCGTAGAGCATGATCAGCCGCCACAGGTCGATCTTCGTGACGATGTGGTCGTCCTTGATCATCTCCCACAGGTGACGGGGAAGATGGGACTGGAGATCCGAGTTGATTGCGGAGTCGTAGTTCATTGAGAGGGTCCAGCCCGGGTTGAGGTAGATCATCTGGAGCAGGCCGTGCTCCACGATCGGCAGCTCGCTCGCCATGATCTCAGGTGACTGCCACGTCATGTAGATGGTCTTGGTGATCATCACGGCCTCGGCGGTGGGATGGGAACGGGCTGATGTGCAGGGCGCAGCCCCAGCGGGCGAGGCGGCGGGATCGGCACCGGCTCGGTTTTCCAGCGCACGGTGTCGCAAACGACCACCGCCCCGCGATCCTCGTTCGCGATCAGCTCCTGCATGGCTCGGCAGTGCTCCATGTCGGCGTAGAGGCCGACGTAAGATCCGAAGGTCGGCGACAGGCCGACGGTCAACACGACGATGCTCAGAGTGCTCATGCCAGCTCCCATGTGATGCGGTTGGATTTGGTGTCGGTCCGGTACTGCGACTTGATGATGCCCTCGGCCCGCATGCGCCGCAGCGCGGTTTCGACTGCGTGCTGCTGGTCGTCGGAAAAGAACTCCCAGATCTGGGTCATGGTCATCGGTCGTTTCTTACGGGCGAGGATGTCGCAGATCTTGTCTTCGATCTGCTCCTTACGCTCCTTGGCGCGGGCCGCAGAGTAGTTGAACTCGAAGGCGGCCGTGGGCAGGCGGCTGCGGTGGCCTTCCTTCAGCGCCTGCTTGAGCATCAGCTCGCCCAGCTCTTCCTCGGTCATCACCAGCCTCCCGAGATGATGATCGCTGCCAGACAAGGCAGCACGGTGATCCCAAAGACGCCGGCAAAGGCGCCCGCCACGAGCGTCCGCAGACGCGGTTGATCCTCACGCACAGAACCGTCCCCCGTTCCACTCGTTGTTCGAGCGCCAGTTGCGGTAGCCGTCGTCGTCCCACCACGTTTCGGCGCGCTTGATGAGGTCGGCCATCGCCTGCTCGCCGATCTGCGCCTTGATCACGTCGCGATCATAGATCACCCCGTCGACGCTGATCGTCTCAAGTTCAATGGTGTGGTCATGCGGTCGGACGTAGAAACACGCCGTCGCGTCCTGCTCCTCATAGATCCCGCCGTCTAGGACGACGTGACGCTCTGCCCATTGGTCGATCATGCCTGCTCTCCCTTGATGATGCCGGCCGCGATCTGCGCCAGCGATTTGATCTCCTGCGCCCGCTGGGTGTTCCAGTAGGCGCTGTTCGTCTTGTCGGCCGCGATGATGTCGGCCACCCGCTCAATCCTGCCCAGCGTGGACAGGAGATCGGCGAGCCTCGGCTCTCCCCACTTCGCCATCAGTGCAGCCCCTCCTTCGGCATCTTGCTGTAGCGGTCGTATTCTCCCTCGGCGACGATCATGCCCAGCTCGAGGATCATGCGCTTGAACTCCTCGGCGGTGACGCCGTACATTAGGGCCATCGCCAAGATCATCTTCACCATGTCCTCGAGGTTCGCGCGCGGCGGCAGCGAGTTGATGAACTTGTCCTGCGCCTCGGGGTCAATCATGGGCTTCGATCCTCTGCTTGAGCGCCAGCATGTCGCGGTGCATCTGGAGCTTGTCGAAGGCCAGCTGGGCGACCTTCTGCTCAAGGCGGGCGATCTCCGACCGCTGCTTTGCGATCTTGCTCTTGAGGGTGTCGATCTCGGTCATCGGTGCCATCCTCTCAGTGAGCGTTCTGGTGAGACGTCAGATCGTTCAGATCGATCCACGCGCACATCTGGACCGGGCAGCGACCACTGCGCTTCTCGGTGAAGCGCGTCCTCGATGCGAGGTGCAGATACTGGCGATCTCCCTCGATGGCGCCGGTGCCAACGATGCGCCACAGGTCGCCATCGGTCTGCACGCCGGCCAGCACCATCCGGCGCTCGTTGTCGTAGAGCTCAGAGGTGCGGTCGCCATCGACGGTGTGGCTGTGGATCACTTGGAACTTGGTCATCTGTCTCTCCCGTGGTGGGTGGTGGGGGCCGAAGCCCCCGCCGGTTAGGCCGTCCAGCCGTTTTCGTTGGCGACAGCGCCGATCCAGTTGCCATCGCGATCGTAGTTGAAAAGGGCGCGGTTCTTTTCGAGGTATGCGTCTGCCTCTACGAAGCGGCACTTGTGCTCCAGCATTTCCAGCATGTCGTGCGCGGCGTTGATTTCGGCCTTCAGTTCTGCGGTCATCTCGGTCTCTCCTGTGTCTGTCGTCGTTGCCTTCATCAACACACTATCATCACCACAGGCTGGCGCAACACCTTTTTGCAATCTGGCTGCAAAAAAATGCAGCCAGATGGAGATCGAGCGTAGATCACGCCGAGGTGCGGATCTCGCGCGCGCTCTTGATGGTCGCGAGCAGTTGCGCCTTGTGGACGCGCATTGCCCACGGCGCGACCCGCATCTTGCGGCGGTAGATGTGGGTATCGCCCAGCTCGTCGTGGATGCGCTGGCCCAGCGTCCACTCGCGGATGATGCTCGGGCGCAGGTAGGTGTAAGGGCGTCCGTTGTCGAGGACGGAGCGGGTCATGCTCCACTCGCGCCCGCCGCTCTGGACGTGGCGCGTCATGCGGGGGAAGCCCCCGTGCAGGTTGCGGAAGTCGCGCACGTCGAGGCGCAGCTGGCGGTGGAAGCTCTTCCATTCGTCGCGGGTCATTTCGTCTCTCCCTTGGTTGGCGGGGGTGTTACCCCCCGCAGGTTGTTGGTTCACGCAGCGGCCTGCTGCGGTTCGATCACGCCCAGATGCACCAGCATGTCGTAGGTGTCGCGGTGCCCGTTGAACTTGATCGCATCGACCGAGCCGATGCCGCTGGTGATGGCGCGGCCGGCAGCGCCGAGGGCGACGTAGCCCATGCCGCACTTGGTGAAGCGGGCGATCTCGCGGGTGGACTTGCCGTTGCTGGTCTCGACGCAGATGCGAAGGACGATGTCGGCTTTGGTCTCGCGGACGATGAGGGTCTTGTGCATGTCGGTCTCTCCCGTGGATGGTTGGGGGCCGCAGCCCCCGTTTGTTACGCGAACCAGAACTTGATCTCGGCGACGGCGGCATCCATCGCCATGTCGATGTGCATGGCGCGGCTGAAGTCGCCCCACGCTTCGAGCTTGGTGAGCGCCTTCGCGAAGGTGGCGTCGGCGACCTTGATGGCGCCCGCGCGCTCGGACGGGTGAACCGCGTTGATGGCGGCGATCAGGTCGGCTCTCGGTGCGATCTTGTTCATCTCGTCTCTCCCGTCTGGTGTGTCTGTCTCTGTATACGCAGATTATCACCCCCACAGGCGGCTGCAACAGAAAAATGCAAATCTGCCGAAAAAAAATGACACGAGGCGACTTGCCAGAGCCGACGGCGGCGGTTACGTCTCATGGCACAGGAGGACTGCCATGCTGCTCACGATGGATGAACTGCGCCACCGCCTCTCAGACCGACGCCTCGTCGTCGTCGCCGAGCGCACCGGGGTGAACTACCGCCGCCTGCTGCGTCTCGTCGATGGCGTGCAGGCGGCCGAGGAGAGCGATCTCAAGGCCCTGACCGAGTACCTCGAGCCTACCGCTCGTCACTAGGCTCTGCCCCGATCGCGGCCAGCACCTCGGGCAGGTAGCCGTGATCGGGGCCGTGCGCCTCGCGCCACGCGCGCTTGTCTGCGTGCAAGAGCTGGTGGTGGTCGTAGCAGAGCGGGATGGTCTCGGTGTCGGGCGACCGCCTCTGGCCGTAGCGGTCATGGATGCAGTGATGCACCTCGACCGGCCAGCGCCCGCAGATCACGCAGGGCAGCTGCGCCACCCGGCCCATGTGCTCTGGGTCGCGTGCTGGTTTCGGCTTCTTCAACCCGAGGGGCTCACGGCGCATCGGTTGCCCACATCACGAAGTCGTCGAGGGATATGTCTACCACAGGCTCGACATCCTGCCAGTCGCCCCGATCGACGCGGCCGCCGACCCGCACCTTGTAGTCGCCGGCCAGATGCGTGTAGCCGATCGCGTCGGACCACCGCACAATCAGCATCGAGGGCTTGCCTGTGTATCTCGTCAGCTCCTTGGCTGCGATCACCTTCTGGAGCGCGAGCATGTAGGTGGGATAGGCGCCGACCGAGTTCGTGCGGCACTTGACCTCGGCGAATGCCTTCACCTCGTCGTGGCGGATCAGCACATAGTCGAGGGCGTACTTCTTCGGCAGCTTGGCGAACTGGCACTGCCACTTCGCGCAGAGCAAGCGCATGACCTCGCGCTCGTTGTCGACGTCGCCTTGCGTCTCATACGTCGGTCTCAAACTTGACTCCGTGGCGGGCGGCGTACTCGAACATGTACTCGATCATCAGGCTCATCTGCGGCTTCGAGAGCTTCGACGATCTGAACCCGAGCGGGAAGGGCCCGGTGCCGTCGAGGCCCTCGGCGAATTTGACTTGATGCCCGAGCGCGTGCATGAATGCCGACTTCCAAGTCTCGGGCGGCCAGTTCCGCCCCTCGGGCTTCGCGCGACTGATGTCGGTGAGCATGGCCCACATCTTCGCGTTCTGCTCGAGGGTGCGGTCCCCGGCCTTGATCGTGACCATCGCATAGTCCGGCGCGGCGTCGATGAGACGCTTGGCGTAGGCCCTCTGCGATGGCCCGGTGAGGCGGATGGTATAGCTCACTGCGGCGTCTTGCTGCGGATCAGGTCGGCGAAGTCGAGGATGGGCTGCATCGATATCTCTTTCTGGTCGCCTTTTTTGAGCTCGATCCTGAGATATGGTTTACCGTCGTCGTTCTTGTGGATGCCTCGGATAATTTCATCTGCATAATAGATAAGGTCGAGGATGTTCCAACAGGTTAACCATGCCTCTACCGTGCGCTCGACCATTTCGATCCTCTCATCGACTATGGCATTTTTGAGCTCTTTTTTACGGCGGCGGATCTCGTCGAGGGTCAGCTCTTCAACACGGATGCCGAGCTTCTTCAAGGGCGCCGCGAAATCATCGTCAGGACTCGTCATTGCTGCTCTCCAGTGCTGCGAGGTACATCTCCATGATCGCCTCCTGCTCGGCGCGCTCTGCTGGGTCCATCGCCCGCAACGCGATGACCTTGCGAAGCACCTTGACGTCGAAGCCAGCCGACTTGGCCTCGGCGAAAGCCTCGCGGATGAGCTCCTGCGTCGTGGCCTTCTCGTCGAGCAGGCCCTCGATGCGCTCAATTATCTGTTGTAGCTGTTCCATGTGTCACCTCTAAAATGGCAAGTCGTCGTCGAGTCCCGGCGGCATTGCCGGTCGATCTTGCGGGCCCGGGTAGCCGCCCGCATCGTCGCGCGGCTTGGCCTCTTTCATGATCACCGCCACGCGCCCCTCTTTGTCGGGGAGGGGAAGCGCGTCGAAGATCAGCGAGAAGCCCCCGTTGTCCTTCGGGAAGGCCGCGCCGACCTTGAACCAGCGCGGCTTGTTGTCTTTGCCCGGTCGCGGGCTGAGTAGGTCGTATCGTGTCACTTGAGCTTCTCCAGCTTGTCCAGCATTTCATCCAGCTCACCGAGGAACTTGCGCACCTCGGCCTCAAGGTCGGCGATCAGGGCTTCGTCCCGATCCACCCGCTTGATCCACATCTCGAGATCGACCGGCAGGCGCGGGTCGAAGCTCACGAAGTCGCACCACTGGCGCCCAGTGCAGGCCATCTGCCACTGCATCTGGAGCTCGTAGTTCCCCGGCACCGACCCCTTCAACAGGTAGTCGATGTGGGTCGCGGTGTGCGGGCATTTGATCTCGATCAGCCCATCCTCGCCCACGAGGCCGTCAGGCGAGGCACCAGCGGCCATGTCGTCGCGGGCGATGAAGCCCACCTCGACAACCGTGTTGCCCGTCAGCAGCTCGTATGCGGCCCGCGCGCGCGGCTCGGTGTCGGTGCCGTGCTGCATGGCCTTCGACGTGAAGCCCTCGGCTCGCTGGCCCGTCAACCTCTCGCAGACGAGCTCGGCCATGTAGTTCGCCCTGCCTGCGCCGTAGCCGGTCTTGGTCTTGGCGACGACGTCAGCGATGCGGCTGGCGGTGACACGGCCCAGACGGGCCGCGAACCACTCTTCGGTGCGCTGTTCCATGTCTCAGCCCGCCTTCTTGCGCAGGAGAGCGGTGACGTGGGCGGCGCCGGCTGCGTCGAGGTCGTGCAGCGTCGACACCTTCATGTAGGCGCAGAGCTTGTCCTCGTCGGTGCCGGTGGCTTCGATCAGCGCCTTCATCTCGTCGAACTGCTCGACGGTCATCGCCTTCTTGGGCTCATCCTTCGGCGCCGCCTTGGCCGCCGCATTGCCGTCGTCGTCCTCGGGCGCGATCCCCGCCATCGCCATCAGCCCGTAGCGGCGGGCATAGGTCACGGCCGAGCCATAGCCCTGCATGTCGTTCTTCGCCACGATCAGCGGCACCCGGCAGGAAAGGCTCTCGCCGCTCTCGCCGTGGATCAGGATCGTCTCGACGAAGCGCCCGTGATCGTCTTCGCCGGTCGGCTGGATCAGCGCGATTCCCGCCTCATTCAGCGCAGGCAGGCAGGCGTCCATCACGTTGCCGAGGTCGGCATACTTCGAGCGGAAGGCGGGGTTCGCCGACTGCTTCAGTGCCTTGCCCATGTTCATCTGCGCGCGGGCCAGCGCGGCTGCGATCGTCTTCATGTCGTCCTCCGTGGTTTTTGTGTGCTTGCACTGTAAGCTACCCTGTGCGATGGTGCAAGCACAAACTTACAGGAGGAGCCCATGCTCACGATCGAAGAAGTCGCCAGTCGCCTGCAAAACGTCAACCTCTCCGAGGTCTCGCGAGAGGTCGACCTGAGCCGCGTCACGCTGATCAAGCTCAAGCACGGCAAGACGAAGAACTGCCACTACGACACCCTGCGGAAACTCTCGGACTACTTCGAGGGGGGCTGGTGATGTGGGTCCGTGTCGAGTGTGCCGCCGCCCCGGGTGCTGGGGATTCGCCCAGCCGGGCATTTTGTCGCAGCGGGTCAAGCGAGGCTACGTCTGGGCCTGCTCCGACCATAGAGCAGAGGTCGAGCGAGATTGGTCATCTGCGTTTCAGACGCGAGCGTCTGGCCGAGCTGGGCAACCGCGCGCGGATGCTGCGCCAGCGCAAGCGAGCCTCTTTGATCGACCAGACTCTGCGCCAGATCACAATGGAGATCCTGCGGCATGAGACGAGCAGCTAAGGTCGACGCCAATCAGGCAGACATCGTCGCCGCCCTGCGCATGGTCGGCGCCACCGTGCAGCCGCTCCACGCAATCGGCAAGGGGTGCCCCGATCTCCTCGTGGGTTACCAGCGCGCGAACTACCTCCTCGAGGTCAAGGACGGGTCGAAGGTGCCATCGGCGCAGAAGCTCACCGAAGATCAGGTCGAGTGGCACGAGCTCTGGCGCGGGCAGGCGGCGGTGGTGAACGACGTCAAGTCGGCGCTGCTCGCGATCGGCGCGCTGCGGGGAACGATCTCGTAAAAAGCCCCCGGCCGAAGCCGAGGGCAGTCTGATGCGACAAGGAGGACGTGATGGGAAGGCTACCACCAGACACCGAGGCTCGCAAGGTGCGCCTGCGCGCGATGCTCGACGACCTCGAGGCGATCTACGGCGTCTGCCTGCATGGCAGCACCGGGCGCAGGAAGGGCAAGATCTCGCTTGGCCGCTGGCACTTCGTCAGATCGGCGTACATCGACGGCTTCGAGCGCAAGCTGATCGCCGAGGTGCTCGGGGTCGATTATACAACAGCCTACCGGCTTTCTTTGATCGAAGAGATGGTGTAGAAAAGGCGGGCGGGGAGCGTAGGCGCGCTCAACCCGCCCAGAGCAGCGAAGGGAGGGTTCGCCACATGTCGAAGCTATATCACGTCCATCAGCGTCCGCGCAAGGTGCGGCCATGAGCCATTACATGACCGCACTCGCGATGCGACAAACTGGCATCAAGCCAGCAGCGAAGATCGTCCTCTACTGGATCGCCGACCATCACAACGGCGAGACGGGCGAGTGCTTCCCGAGCATCAACAGGCTTGCGGATCTTTGCGAGATGTCTCGACGCGCCGTCGAAGGCCACATCGCCGAATTGGAGCGGATCGGCCTGCTCAAGCGACACACCAGAATCGTCAGTGGACGCGGGCAGACATCGAACGGCTACACGCTCCACTTGGTCGAGACCGCCCCGCAGAATCTGCGCACCCCCCCCGCAGATTTTTCAGAGGGCCCTACGCAGAATCTGCGCACCCTTAACCTTGGAATGATTAACCAAGGAAGTGAACCAGAGAAGAAGAAGCCCTCCCGAGCGGTGTCTCTTCCAGATGAATGGTGCCCTTCCGAGAAGAACATCGCCGACGCCGAGGCGCGCGGCTTCACCCATGAGGAGATCAACCATGAAGCAGATCGATTCCGCGACTATCATCTCGCGCGCGGCAGTTCCTTCAAGGACTGGAACGCAGCATGGCGAACATGGCTTGGCAACGCAAAGCGATACGCGGGTCGTGGAGTGGCTAGCCAGCCACACGCCGTATCAGGTCGAAAAGGCACTAGTCTCGCGAGCATCGTCGCGCAACGTCGACTTGGACATCATCTATGAGCACCGCTTCCCGCGAGACGACAAGGGCAGGCCGCTCCCGGTCCAGAGCGTCTTCAAGGGCGTCAGCGTCCGGGGAGACAGGGAGCAGATCAAGAAGGTCTGCGACGACTTCAGGAAGGCGCTTGCGCGCGCTACAGCCGAGATGATCGAGGGGTGGCTCGCCGAGCTCTCGGTCATCACCGCCAAGCGCAACGACGACGACTTCGCCGAGACGCTTCGCATCGGCGCATACGTCTCTCGGCTTCAACGCTACCCCGCTGACATCCTGCGCGACGTCTTGCTGAACAGGACGCACAAGTTCTTCCCGACGTGGGCAGATCTTGAGCCAGACCTTGAGAGGATGACCAGAGACCGACACGCCGTCATCTATGCCCTCGAAAGGCAATCGAACCCTCCAGAGCCAGTCGACCCGAGGTGTTCGGCAGAGCGAGCCCGAGAGATCATGCGCGAGGTCTTGGGCGAAGAGTGACCACGGGCCTGTGACCTCGACAAATCACCCCAGACATGAGACAAGGCACACATTGACGGACCACACAGAGGACCGCAGCATGCCACGCAAGACCAAGCCACAGCCAGCTCCCCAGCAGGCACAGGCAAAGCACCCGGGAGGCCGCCCGACCAAGTACGAACCCGCCATGTGCGAGATCGTCATCCAGTGCGGAGCAGAGGGCAAAACCCTCGTCGGAATGGCCGACGCCCTGAACATTCACCGTGACACCCTCCACGAATGGAGGAAAAGCAACCCTGAGTTTTCCGACGCCATAAGGTTTGGCCTCATGAAATCACAGGCTTGGTGGGAGGAGCAGGGCCGAATCGCCACCTTCGGAGGGGTGCAGGGCTTCAGCGCAACCGCCTACATCTTCCAGATGAAGAACCGTTTCGCCGAGGATTGGCGCGACACCGTCAAGCAGGAGATCACCGGAGCCGACGGCGGCGCGATCAAGCAGCAGCACGAGGGCTTCCTCGACCTGAACCTCTCAGCCCTCTCCGATGAGGAGCTGGCGACGGCAAGGGCCCTGATCCAGAAGGCGCTCGAAAACGAGCCGCAATGAGCGCGCTGCTTCGTCATATCCTCAAGAGGATGGATGGCGAGGAGGTCATGCGGCGGGCCACCGCCAACCTCTACGAGTTCGTCAAGCAGGCGTGGCCGACGGTTGAGCCCGGCATCCGCTTCATCCCGAGCTGGCACATCGAGATCATCTGCGAGCACCTCGAAGCCGTCAGCCACGGCGAAATCCGCAAGCTCCTGATCAACATCCCGCCCCGGCATTCCAAGTCGACGATCGTCAGCGTGATCTGGCCGATGTGGGAGTGGCTCGCCGACCCCAGCCACAAGTACCTCTGCGCCAGCTACTCGTCCGCTCTCTCGATCCGCGACAACCTCAAGGCCCGGCGCCTCGTCCAGAGTCCGTGGTATCAGCTGCACTTCGGCAAGCTCTTCCAGCTCGCGGGCGACCAGAACGCCAAGCAGCGGTTCGAGACCGACAAGAACGGCTACCGGCTGGCGACCTCGGTCGGCGGCACCGCGACGGGCGAGGGCGGATCTCGCCTGATCCTCGACGACCCTCACAGTGCGCAGGACGCGCAGAGCGATGCCATCCGTGAGACAACGCTCGACTGGTTCGACACCGTCTGGTCGACGCGGCTCAACGACCCCAAGCGGGACGCGATGGTCACGATCATGCAGCGCCTGCACGAGCGCGACATCAGCGGCCACATCCTCAACGACATCGGCGGATGGGAGCACCTGATGATCCCGGCCGAGTGGGACGGCAAGCGCAGGACGACAATCCTCGGGCCCTACGACCCGCGCACGAAGGTCGGCGAGCTAATCTGCCCCGAGCGGTTCGGCGAGAAGGAGATCACCGACCTCAAGCAGCTCCTCGGCACCTACGGCACCGCAGGCCAGCTCCAGCAAGATCCGACGCCGGCAGAGGGCGGCATCCTCAAGACGAGCT